ACATCAGTCATCGACCGTACGTTCTTTTGTTCTCCGAACTTAGCATCAACTGAGTAACCAACAATCATCATTCTATTAGGAAATTCATTCTCAATATCCTGAAGAATCCGAACGGCGAACTCCGTAGTAAGCGTCTTATGAGAATGAGAAACATCAAACCGTATGACTACTGGACGATGATACCCAAACAATGATTTATCAAACTGGCCAGTACCGTATACATCAAGACGTTCGCTCATGTCAGTGTGCTGCTGTATGCGAGTCTTGTTTGAATCCAGCACGACTTCTTGGTTGCGATTGATTTTAAAGTTTAACTTTATAGGCTCATTACCAAATGCGACTGCATATATATTTATATAAGAGACGTGAGCGCCGCCATAAACTCCATTCAGTTTCAATGGAACAGTTTCATAAACAGGGTAGTCCAAAATCGAGTCACGGAGATCCTCACCCGTCTGTCTGGAAATTTCAACAGTTGATCCGATCGCATTTTTTGCCCTATAAAAAGGAGTATGGACAAAAATACCTGGCATGCGAAAATCATGACTGCCAAAGAAGACCGAAGTAGCGGAACCTCTTGTTTCGATAGCGCAAGACATCGGGTAGTTATTCCTAATGCTCCAAGCGCCAACTTCGTAATGCCACACAAGTAGAAGGTTGTTCTTTTCCCCTATAGTTGGAACACACAGCCAATACTCTTTGTCCTTCCTGTTCAAGCAAGAGACGGCACCGTATGACGCAGTAACGCAGACGCGGTCCATTATTTCTTTGATCGGAGTACTTAGGTTCACAATCTCTGTAGGAGAATTAGAGTCTTCTAGGAACCCCTTCATTACGTGAACACCCTTATGAGACAAGAATGCGAGGCCGGTGAAAGGAACGTCCTTGATTGAGTTTGGGGCTATACATCCGATGTCTCGAGATATCGTCTGGTATATGAAGCCACCGTCTCCTCGATCCTTTATGAGGTATATGCCGAACTCTTTGAAGACCACCAGTGAGTTTGTGCTGGCATACACGCCAGTGATCTTGCCTGCGTCGGAGTCTCCAAGATCAATCACATTTCGCTGAGGAAAGACCTCTGGCATTCCGCTTGCGCTGTAGTACAAGAGGTTATCTGGGCCTCCGGTCAGGAAGATAGTATTTTTAAATGAAGCGATGAGCGTTGCTTGAATCGGATATCTTCCAAGATCAAAGTCATCAGTGAGAGCACCTAAACTCGAATCTGGAAGTCCATCCTCGAAGTCAGTAGTCTCATTGTCTTGGATTTCTCTGACAAAATAATAGTTTTGGCCGACCTCTGGTCCGATCGGGTTGCCAAAATCATCGAGTAAGTCTCTGGTTCTATATATGCGTCTAGCAACACAGGAGTCGTCACCCAGCGGCAACTGTATGTGAACGAACCTTTTCTTGCCAGCCGCGCACTCAAACGTACACATATCGCTGGCTTCAGACATTTCGCTTTCTTGAGAACGCTTGTTCACAAATGTCACACGGTACTGATATCCGCAGACTTTGCCGTCAATATATTCCTTTGTTCTTTTGTCTTTAGCGCCCTTAGGCTTCAGGCTACCGAGGCCTTGTCCTTTTATTTTAGTCCCTAAAAAATATTCGGTTGTGTGCTCACCCGATGAGATCCATTCATTGTGGTACGACCTGATGACAACATCGGCTTTAGGCTGGGCAGGCTTTTCAGAAAATCCGGATCGGCATACACGATTGCCGTCATACACCAATGGCTCATCAACACCATTAACCATGTAGAGTCTTCCGCCAAAAGTGCATGATTGTGTACCAATGGAGTTCACTCTGGGAACGAATCTTTTCCTGCTGTTTCCATCAAACTCATTATTAGATTCATCTTTTAAGAAAGTAAAAGGATGCCCTGAAGGGTTAGACTTTAACTTTCCAATATCTAATTTACAGATACATCCTAAATTGTTCTCAAAAATGATCTCATTATAGTTAGATCTTTTGGAGTAGTTATGCATCGAGGTGATTCTAATTCCAGGAATATTTAATTTATTCCAGTCATATAAATCTTGAGTAACTAAATCGTAACCACCTGCAGTCTTCCATCCGTCGTATGAATCCCACGTCATCTCTTCAATGGTTGAGGCAGACTCCGGCCTCGTATAGTATCGCTGATCTATACCTCGTAGCCGCTCAACAATAAGACGTTCAGTGTTCATGATTTACTCGGGATGCCAAAACGTTCACGATCGGCCATTGCTCGATCAAATCCTCTACGGATATGCATTCTATCTGTACGGCTGAGGTACTTGGACTTCATGCGCTCCATAAGCTCTTTAGCTCTACCATCGTATAGCTGGCTGTTTCCCAGCATACCGTGCTGCATGCAGATATCCTTCAATGCTGCGTACACAAGGTAGTGGTGGTACTGTACTGGCCATTCAGGAGCATCAGCGTCGTTAACAAGACGGAAGGGCCTGCGATGGTATCTCGCCTCAACAGCGTAATCGCTACTCGGTGTATTCCAGAACCGTAGATACTGGCGAGGGCCGATCTCATTAAGTCTATCGACTGCAAACAACTCTCCAGATGGGCTGACGTAGCTCTCAAAGAGGCCTTCACCGACAACTGTCTTGCTGGTCAACTCATCAACATCATCTTCGAATACTGTGGTTGCTTCGTTTACGGTTGCAATGTGTCTCCAAGGGCCCATCCCTGAGACAAGGCGAGAGTCAGCAGTAGTGGTAATATCCTTCCGAGTGAATCGTCTATATATCTTTTTGACTCTTCCAGTGCTTGATGGTGTCAGCAAATGAGCAGACGTATCCATCAATCTACTAATCAGAATCGCGCCTGCCACCCCAGGTATAGGAGGTGTTGTCTCAGTGCTCGAGACTGGTGACGGAGGACTCTCCATGCCTGCATAAAGGAACGTGTAACAGTACTCATATTCTGCGTCTGTTACAACTGATGTGGTCTTCGTAGGGTCCGGCTTATAAGTCAGAACTGGGGCAAAATCTGGAGGCTGGAGATTCTCGTGCATCTCTTCAATGCTGACAAACGGCTCACCAGTATCAACTCGATCGAGATACAAATATTCTTCTTTACGAGCATCGAGGAATACAAATCGACCACGATCTGGGGCAGTTGTCGTGGTCGTCGTTGAGTCTGAGTTAGTAAAGCTAACCGTCTCAGTATGCTTAAGGCCTCGGTCCATCACACCTAAGATTTCTACCGAATCTCTCGGCATCGGGTAGCTCAGATACTTGATGGTCCAGCTTGTGTGGGTTCCTGCTGGAACTTGGTTATCAACTACAAACTCTCTCGCCGTGTGTTGTCGAGTGATTCGGAACGATGTATTGTTTACAACAAGAGTCTGCCCAACGATGTCTGCTGGCAGGTTCTTAATGCCCGCCCCCTCGGTGACAGGCAGCGTCACAACGTGAGTTCCGTCAGCAGTGAGGGTATCAGTACTACTGCCGCTGATATCGGCCCTGAGCACGAACAGGTGCCTCTTTTGCATGAACAGCCACTGGTACTGACTGGAGACTTGCAAGTAGTGTCTATTGATGACTCGTGTCAGATTGTCATCGTACTGCTTTAGGTTGGGGTTGTAGTCCAACGCTGAGTTGATTTCGTCTCTTAGGTCGCGAAGGTTCACGTCAGGCTCCATAAAAAGAAAACGGCTGCTGAGATATCATACCCCAGCAGCCGAGAATGGACCGAGGCCCGGTAGCGATTATGCTCTAGCCGAGCCAACCCTTGTCATACAGAAGGATCTTTCCGTCAGCAGTAGCGCCAGAGTATGCATCGACACAAACACCGATAGCTGCAGTAGTTGCGCTATCAGAATCGTATTGTCGAATTTGACCAGACGTTGAAGCAGACACCTTATCGCCAATCGAAAGAGCTTCGGCAGATGTTGTTCCTGTAACGCTTGAGTCAACCATACCGGCACACTGAATGCGTACCCTTTGGCCTTCAGTTGCTGCTTCCAGGGCTACACCAATACACAATGTACTGCTTGTAGTTCCACAAGACTTTACAACTTGTCCGTTAAAACCATGAAGGTCTGGATCTGGAGTAGCTGTAGGGTCTGTTTCAATTTCAACAGTAGCCCCCTTGGCGATAGTTCCGTTTGCAAGTGCAGTATAGATGTGCTTGTACTCGTTGAGTGCGCCATCAACACCATCAATTTTAAGAATAGGCATTTTTTTATCCGTTTAAAAAAAGAATGAGAAGGTCGGTGAGGGCCAACACGACCCCCACCGAGTGAAGATGACTTAGAAGGTTTCCAGGTCGAATGCGAGACCGCTTGAACCAAGGTGCTTGGCGATCAGTTGACCACGGCACCGGAGCTTAGCAGCGCGAACATCGTACTCACCCGACACAGTCTCGAAGTCCGACAGGTCGAAGTAACCTT